TGCAAGATTCTACAAAGTATCATAATTTTTCATATGTTATCAATACAGAAAATGATTATATTAAGTTTAAGAAAGCTTTGAATGATGTTGTCCATCCTGTCGGAACTAAAACCTTTGTTAATAGAGTTAGTGCCAATGAAGCAGTTGCGGCCAGACCAAACAACACAACAATATTAATTTCCGTAAAAACTTTAGCCAACACATTCAATATTTCGAATGGTTCTAACAATATGGTTGCTACAGGCGCCTCGCCAAACCTGTCATCTATTATTTCTGTTGGTGATTACGTTACATTAACATCTGTTGAACGCAGAATTAGTGGTACGGTTAATATTGGTGCATCTTCTAATCTTGTTGTGGGCACATCAACAAACTTCATTAATGATGTGCAGGCTAATGATGTTATTAAATTGTCAACAGGAAACACATCAACTGTAACTGAAGTTTTAAACGCAAATACGATTTATACATATACAAATTTTCAGATTTCCAACAACACAGCAAATATCAGTTTGTTGTTTAATGACACAAAAAAGGTCACTTTTGTGAATGCTAACACCATTTTGGTTAGCACTAATTTTACAACAAATTCGACCTTTGTGGTAACATATCACCAAAAACTTGAATAAATAAAGACATGCCTTCAATAATTACCAAAAATTTCTCGACTGAGTTAGCTCAAGATTTCACCTCTCTGTTTGATATTGGTGCGAACGATTATTTGCCGCAAGATAAGAAGTCTTATATTTTTGCAGTGCTCGGCAAACAAACTCCATGGAACGCAGGAGTTGAAGTTGCTACTACACCAACACAAAGTATTCCAGGATTTGTAGAATGCTGGGATAATGCTATTGTTGCGAAAAGAATGTCTTTGAATGACATTTCTTATGTTGTTCCTAGAAGAAACTGGACTTCAAACACTAGCTATTACACATATGATTCCGGTAACGCAAACTACTATGTTTTAAATAGTCGAGATCAAATTTTTAAATGTTTGGATAACAATAGTGGTGCAAGCTCAACCGATGAACCACAACTATTTCTATCTTCAACATCACTAGAAGAACCATATTTCCAGACTAGCGATAGGTATAAGTGGAAATATATGTACACTTTAAACACAGCACAAAAGGAAAGATTTTTAACTTCCGATTGGATGCCAGTTACCTACAATAAGTTTGTGCGGGCAGCTGCTTTGAATCGAAGCATTGATATTGTAAAAGTTACAAATACTGGTAACAATTATGTCAATGGTTCAACACAAGCAATCATATCAATTAACGGTGATGGTACTGGTGCAGTATTAAGAGCCAATGTATCCAATGGCCGTGTTCAGAACGTAATTGTTCAGAGTCGTGGCCTAAATTATACAAAAGCCAATGTGATATTTACAGACATTACAGGCGGCAATGGGTCTAACGCAGCTGCTACAATTTCACTCGCACCACAGAATGGTCATGGTTATGATCCAGTAGAAGAACTTTCAGCCAATACAATTATGTTGAATGTTGATTTTGCCGGCAACGAGTCTGGTGATTTTCCAGCAGAAAATGAGTTTAGACAAATTTCATTGGTTAAAAATCCATATGCTTTTGGAACATCAACCTTGGCTTCCGGTCAACTATATAATGTATACACGAAAATTAATGTGTCTCCAGGTATTGGTGATTTTAACAATGATGAGTATGTTTACCAAGGTGATACAATAGAGACCGCAACATTTTCAGCACAAGTTATTTCGTTTGATGAACTTACGAATAACCTATTTTTAAATAACATATTGGGCACATTTCAGCCAAACGTGACCATCAAAGGTAATTTGAGTGGTGCGATTCGAGTTGGTGTTTCAAAAACAGATCCGGAATTACAGTTATATTCCGGTAAAACATTAATGATTATTAATCAGCAACCTTTGACTAGGGATCCAGATCAAACGGATCGAATTAAATTTATATTGAGTTTCTAACGAGGAATACATGACAACTCTTTTCAACTACGACCCATATTTTGATGACTTCGATGAAGACAAGAACTTCATGCGGGTTTTATTTCGACCTGGATATGCAGTCCAAGCCAGAGAATTAACTCAAGCACAAACCATTCTCGCAAACCAGATTGAGAAATTTGGTAATCACATATTCAAAAGTGGTAGTCCAATCGTTGGTGGTAAAATCTCACTTGATGACCGAGCATATTATATTCAATTAAACACACAATACAGTGGTGAAGATATTGTATTGGAAAACTTTTTAAACAAAACAATCATTAGTTACAACACAACTAAAATTGTTCGTGCTAAAGTTATTTCGATTGATAATACTACAACAAATCCTATTTTAGTTGTTAAATACCTGAGTGGTGAAAAATTTGTTGAATCTGACGAAATAAAAATTTCTGGCCAAAACATTTTTGCACAAGCCGCGGCAACAAATGCTGTTGGTCGTTCATATGTTGCCAGCATACAAGAAGGCGTATATTATTTCAAAGGTCAATTCGTAAAAATATTACCTGAATTTTTGGTACTTGAAACATTCTATCGTTTAGGTTACGACACATCAACAATTAACGTGTTGCCATCATATAAAATTGGTATTGAATTTGACCAAGAAATTTATGATGAGATTGATGATTCTTCATTATTGGATCCTGCCCAAGGTTCATTCAACTATCAAGCACCTGGTGCCACAAGATCAAAACTTATCACACGACTATCTAAACGCACACTGGATTCATCTGATGAATCCGCATTCTTTGAAGTTATTCGTGTCGTTGAAGGTATTAAAACTAAAGAAGTTGCATATCCAATTTACAGTGAAATCGAAAAGACTTTGGCCAGAAGGACTTATGATGAATCTGGAAACTACACAGTTGATCCATTTGTATTGACACTAGAAGAAGATTATGCGAATCGTGCCAACAACAACTATGTCGATCCAAATTACTTCAGTGTAATTTTAGACCAAGGCAAAGCATATGTTGCAGGCCATGAATTCCAAACGATTGCACCAACTAAGATTGGTGTTTATCGTGGGCGCGCAACCTCCAATGTTGCAGACTATGATATTCCTACAAACTATTCAAGTTATGTTGTTGTTGAAAATATCCAAGGCATAACAAACTTGGATATCACTACATTCCCAACATTAGATATTCACTGTGTGCCTAAACAATATATTGATAAACAAGGCACAGCATATTACAATTCCACAAAAATTGGTACAATTCGTGTTAATAACTTGAAGTACAATGGTGCAACCACAACAACATTAGGTTCATCACATACACATAGATTGAATGTTTTTGAAGCAAACACCACACCAATCATTGGTAATCTTGCTTCTTCTGGTAATGCATCTGCAAACGTTATCCTGCCGGCAGCATGGTGTACAACATTACAGGCAAACTCATATCAGGGAATGTATTTTCACATTACTGACGGTGCTGGCGCTGCTCTGGCACCAATTAGAATTGAGTCTTCTGGTTCAAATTTTATTAGATTAGATTCTGCTTTAACATTTACTCCATCAGCAAACGCATTCACGATTGAATCTGGTTTTTCTGGTGCGGAATCTCTAGTGGTTCGTTCTGGTGGTGCATTGCTTTGGGGCGGTGATATTAGTGCTGAATCGAGAGATTCTTCAGGTGATGCTTACATTACAGAAAAGAATAGAGATAGTTTATTGTTTGCAATTCCTTTTGAAGCTTTAAAAGAAGGAACAATTACAAACTTTGATTTCTTTGCAAATAAAGTATACTCAAACAAAGTGTCTGATGGTGGTGGTGTAATTACACTCTCTACTGTCGGCACAGATACCTTTGCTTTTGCTGGATCAGCCGGTACTATAGGTGATACTGCTATTTTAGAAAATATTGTTTGTTTGGTGCGATCTGACACATCCACAACAAATGCAGCATCAGGCATTGCCGCAAATACTATTCTATCATTAGCAAATAACTTATTTACAGTAACTGCTGTTAATAGCACAACAATTCAAGTTGACTTGAATACTGCTGCTGTTCGTTGCGACTTTATTGTCAAAACTAAAGTTAATCAAGCTGAAGATGGCACAAACGGTGCAATCAGAACCAAAACTTTATTTCCAACCAACGATTATTTACACACAAGAGTTCCTTATGTTTTAGATGATGTTGATGCTTTAAATGCTGGTAATACAGGCACGGTTACCGCTGTCACCGGTGGTTATGTTTTTCCAGACATTGGTGTGACACACTATGACACTTCGAGTATTGGTGGTTCTTTTCCACTCAATAAACTAAAAACTCCTGGTGTTCCGGTTAGTTTACAAGTATCTGACGTTTATGAAATCGTTAGGATTACTGATTCAAAAACAAACACCGGCAATATTACAATGTCGATGTTGACTGATCCAGCACATGATGTTACTGATCGATATGAGTTGGATAATGGCCACAGAAAAACACATTATGACCACGCAACAATTAAATTGAAACGCGGTTATAGTTCACCAACTGGTTCATCTTTGATGATTCAGTACAAATATTTTAATCACGCCAGTGCGCCATCTCCACAAAATAATGGTTTGTTTACTGTTGATTCGTATACTGGTTTGACCAATCTAACATATAATCAATTACCAAAATTCTTCAATCGTGAAGATGGTAAAATCATTTCATCACGTGCAGCATTAGACTTTAGACCAACAAGAGATGTTGCAAGCACAACATTGACAGGTGCAGTTAATCCTGATCCTGATTCTTTGGCTGAATTGTCTTTTGAATATTACTTGCCTAGAATTGACCAGATTGTTGTTAAACCCTCACAAGAAATTTCAATCATTAGTGGTACGCCTGATGTTTTGCCTATTGCGCCACCAGTTGGTCCAGACGATTTGCACCTATACACAATGTTTGTGCCGGCATATACCGAAAGTGTTAAAGAAATTCGAGCCGACTTCAAGAATAACAAACGTTATACGATGAAAGACATTAGTGCTTTCGATTCCAGAATTAGAGGTTTGGAATACTATGTTGCATTGAATACCTTAGAAAGAACTGCCAACGATTCTAAAATATTAGATGCAACAGGACTGGAGAGATCCAAGTATGGTATTTTAGTTGACAACTTTATTGACAATTCCGTTCAAGCGACATATGGTGATGCTGGGTTTGATAATCGTTGTTTGGTAGACACTGGCTTGTTGAAACCGGCTTCACTGATGCGTACACTTAAACTGGTTTGGAATCAATCTGCTTCTTCTGGTTCATATCGTGCTATTGGTTCTGGTGATAAAAAGTCTTTGATGATGGATTATACATCATCATCATTTGCACAACAAGACTCTGCAACAAAAACTGTAGGTGTTGCAAGTGCTCTGTTTGGTGCATTTAGAGGAAACATGAAACTGTTTCCTGAGTATACAGCCGAAGCTGACACAGAGTCAACAGCTAAAGTTACATTGAATTCATTACAAGGTATTGAAAATCCATTTAATTTCTTGAATGATTCATTTAAATATATTTCGGATCAAAATCCAACTTGGGACAATGATTCAAATAATCCATTTGGTAAAACTATTGATTCAAAATGGTACGAAACTGTTTCAGACACAACTTCAGTGCGAGTAACAAGTGGTGGAGTTGGTTACGACTTAGGCAGTTTTGATTTTGGAACATTATCAACTACAACAAATGATGTATACATTAAAAAAGGTGCTCAATACACACAACAGCTTCTTGCTGCACCAACCGCAAGCACTGTTGACCTTGGTAATTATGTAACTGATGTTTCAATCAATCCGTATTTGAAGTCTAGAGCAATTTCTTTTGTTGGTAATTCATTACGACCTGATACAAAATATTATGCTTTCTTTGATGGTGTTTCTGTTAACAATTATGTTGTTGTTCCTAATAGAATTACAACAACTGTTGGTACTGCTACAAATGGATTCGAACCAGGTGAAATTGCGGTTATTGGTGTTGACCAAAATGAAGTTAATACATATCTGACAAATTATAAAGCTCGTTCTGGAACTTATAAAGTTGTTCGAATTATAAATGCTGATACTGCAAGAAATGTATCTTTAGTTAACGAAACCGGCCTTTCACTACAAGGTAAATACATTAAGGGTGTTAATTCTGAATCAGTACGATACATTGAAACTTTAGAAGAACACAAGTCTGGTGTAACACGTGCCGTTGGTTCTACGACCATTACTTTGGCTACAGATGCGCCATCGTTTAATATTGCTGCTTCTGCTAATACGAACGTCTTGTATCTGGTGAGATCGATTGGTACTACTGCTGAAGAACAGCGAGGCACTGTTGAAAGTACCGCTTCGGGTGCAACTGTTGCTGGTGCAACATTTAATGTTATTGCTTATGATACATCAACAAAAGTTGCAACTATTCAACAAACAACAACTTCAACACAAAGAAGTTTGAATTGGTCATATTCTTTAGGTTCAAATAATTCCACTCCATCTGGTGATATCGGTGGTGTTTTATATCCACCTAAAGCAACATTCAGAACAGGTGAACGTTTATTGCGTATCACAGAGTCTTTTAATAACACATATGATAAAGATGCTATTTCATTCACTGAAACTTCTTTTGTATCGTCCGGTGTTGTACTTAAGAAAACAAATCTAATCAATACTGTTTATAATTTTCCAACTTCTACCAAAATTACAGGTGCAACAACATCAGCAGTTCTGACATCTTCAAGCACATCATCAGTGCTAACAGACACCGGCAACAACCCGCCACCGGCGCCAGAAAGAATTACACCGCCGCCGGTTCCGGAACCAGCGCCGACAGCGCCAGCAACAGAGCATAATGACCCATTGGCACAAACATTTTATGTTGATCCAGAATCATATCCACTAGGACTGTTCGCTGAAAGTATTGATTTATTCTTCAGTGCCAAAGATGATACCTTGCCAGTTACCGTTCAACTTAGACCAACTATTAATGGTGCGCCATCTACAGATTTCTGGTACCCGGAATCTGTAACAACAAAAAAACCAGAACAAGTAAATGTTTCATCTTCACCAAGTGTTGATGTTACTGCAACGGCTACTAAGTTTACATTTCCATCACCGGTGTTTTTGAAACCAGGTTTATATGCGGTAGTTATCTTGTCTAATAGTCCAGATTATTTAATGTGGGTTGCTGAGAAGGGTGCATTGACAACAACAAATAAAACTGTGTCTACGAACCCATATGTTGGTACTTTGTATAAATCACAAAATTCAATGGAATATGTTCCGTTCTTAAATGAAGATTTAATGTTCACAATAAATCGCTGTAAGTTTGTGACCGATACAACGGCTTACTTTAGTTTAGATTCTGAAAAACCACCTAAAACATATTACGTTGACAAGTTTAGATTGTTGGAAACTTCAATCAAACCAACATCAGATTTCCCTGTTGCATCTAATTATTATTTTGTTTCGACACCAGTTAATGGCGCTAAAGAAACTCAGTATAGAAGTTTTGTTCCGCAAGTAACATATAATTTTGGTTTAGATGGTAAGTACACGCTTGGTTCTAGACGAAAAGAGTTGGTAGATAAGGGTGAT